ATGCTAGCTCTGACTTTGGCCTGTCCATACCATCTTGTATAGGTTTAAAAAAGAAAGGGTAGTTTAAACTTATTGGTACTACTTTGTCTGTAAACATTTTCTTTGCATCAGCACCTGATTTAGATAATATACCAAACCTACTATCACTAGCAAGTGTAGCTAGATTAACTGTTTCAGCAGAACTCATAAACGAAAAACCTGATCGTCTATTTTTTAAGTAACACATACCATAACATCTAGCATCTGCTTTACAAGCTTCCCAGAATATAAAAAACAGTTTATTTGCTTCTCTAAAATCTGGCGCACCTACATCTATTTTGCTCCACTGTAAATACATATAATGAGAGCCTGTTATATATGTTGGTTCACCTTTGTTCATAAACCAAAAACCTTCTTCTCTTCTTTTAAACTCTTCATCTATATAACCGTAGTGTTCTTCTTTAAAATCAAGAGAATAATCTTGCCAATCAAATACTGTTTTAATTTTTTTAAACTCAGGCTTGTCTGTAAATCGTTTCCACTTTTGCTCTGACTTTATCTTACTACAAGAATATATTTCTTTTGGTTGTTTTGGTAAAGCTATTTTTAAACCTTGTATTTCAACAACATCACCTATCATACCAGTCTTTGATATAACAACAACATCGTTTTCTTTATTATAACCATACTTCCACTTTTTAGATTTATTTAATCTTTTTATAGTGTTTATACGTATTGGTTCTATTATTTTATATAAACTTTGCTCGTACTTCATTTTGATCTACCTTCTGCAAAACCTTTAAATGTTGTTTGCTTTTTTTCTTGAACTTTACCTTCTATTATATTTTCTTCTTCGTGTATACGATTAAGTATTTCAAACGCATCAAATATAGCTAGCTTTTTAGTTGCTGCTGCATTTTTTAATCTGTCAGCTGATATATCATCATCACTATCAACTATAGGTTCTTTAGCAACTTTAATAAGTTCTTCAACGGCTTTGCGCCCAGCTTGGATTATATTCTTTTTCGTCTCCTTTATATTCATATTTAATTGTAATAAATTTATTTAAAACTCTATATAATCTTTCACTGTTTATAACAAATTCATATTCACTATTAGGTGTAAAGCCAACTAAAGTATTTATATCAAAAGTACCGTCGTTATATTTTATAATACCTATAAGAGATCTTTCTGTTTCTTTAACAAACTTATCATTTGATACTATAGGTTTTACAAAACTATAACCAGGCATAGCAGACCAACTAGCTTTTTTATATAAGTATATTTGATCTTTTGATATTATATATTTGTCTTCTTTCCAATAAGATCTACTATTTTTTTCTCTACCTTTAACATCGTGCCATCTTCTAAAAACATTATGATGTATTATAACTTCATCACCAACACTTATAGGTGTTTTATATAAAAGTGGTATAGATACAACTTTTGCTAATCTGTTTATATACTGATGATTAAATATTTCAGTGTTTAATATTAATTCTTTGTTATCGACTCGCTTAACATTATTATAACGCTCGCCAATAGGAGAAACAATAAAATCTTTATAACCATCCATTAGTACTCTAAGTTATACTCAACTGATATAGCCATGTTTTTATTAAAGTCTTTCCAAGGTATAACAACTTTTTCTTTTTTAATATAAACACAGTACTTATCTTCTTCTTCTATTATATCACAAATTTTATGACCACCATAAACTTCTTGATTAACAGAGTAATGCATAGAGTCGTTCTTATAATCTTTACCTATAGTAATTTTTCTTATAATATTATTTTTCATCTTTAGGCCAATTAATAGTTCCGTCTGTCAAGTTAATATCGTAACTACCATATTCTTTCAGCATTTTATCTTGTAGCAGAGAAACAGTATCATTGCCTAAAGCTATTTCGTGTAACAACTTATGCTTTTGAGTTTCTAATCTACCTATATTAAATTGAAGACTATTTATTTTATTTACCGCATCTAGTAATTGATCTAAATGCTCTTTTGATATTTTGTCAACTCTTGGTTTAAGATCAACAACCTTTTCTTTTTTTGCCATAATTTAATTTAATTTAATTTGTTTTTATTTTATCTTTCAAATCCAAGTCTTATTCTTATTGGATTAGCATTTACCAACTCGTCATCATCAGCTAAGTCTGTTCCACCAGCTATAGGCGCATTTAATGTTATTGTACTAGCTGTTACAGATTTAACAGTACCTAAAGGAGAATCTACGTCATGCACATAAACAGTATCACCAATAGAAAACATAGTATGAGCTTTAACACCATCAACAGCTATAGTATCTTCTGTATCACTTGTTATAGCACCATTAACTATTACACCCGTTTGAAAACCTCTTGCAACAGAATCTAAAACACCCATTACATAAAGTTTATCAAAACCAACGTGTGATCCACTTTCAGGTTCAAAATCCATAATAATAGGTAAGCCCGCAACAGATCCTGTGCCTGTATTACCAGGTCCTAATGTTAAACTTGTATTATATGAAAATCCAAAAGCAAAAGAATCTGAATTATATATATGAGCATCAGGATCTAGTAAGCAATTACCTATAAGTTTATCTCTATAACCATTTGCGCTTTCACCAACAGTAGCAGAGCTAAAAGCAGTTCCTACAGTTCCCATAGACTGAGGCGCTTGACCATTTGTCGACTTAGCGAAAAAAAGACTAATACCAGACTTACCAGAAGCGTGTGTACTAGAATCTTCACCATTAACTAAAGCGTATACAGTTCTTAAAACACTAGTTCCTCTAGGTATATCTACCGCTGTCCAATCAAATAATATATCATTTATACCAATATCTATATGGGCTTTATTAGATGCTATTATGTTTGAAACATCACCATTAACTATATCAGGTATTACGTCTACTGTAAAAAAATTTTTCATTTTATTTTTTATTTATTTGTTCATTTTTCTTTGACGATCCTCCAAAGAAGAAGTCGACAACTGTGTTAACTTTGGCGCTCATAGCACCGAATATTGTTGAGATGAAACTAATTTCAAACTCACCTAAGTTTATTTCTTTAACTACAAAGACTTTAAACATCATAAAACTTAGTCCGAAGTACGCAGCAGTAAATAACGTTGCAAGTACTTTTTGAATAAACGCGTCGTCTTTGTACATATCTCTAGCGCTCTTTCTGTCTTCGACTTCTTTTGCGAAGGCTTCTTTTTCAGCTTCGAGTAGTAAGCTCTTGATTGCAAGCTTAGCTTCAGCTCTTTCTTTGTCTGTTGTAACAACTTTGTCAAGTATTCCTTCTGCATTATTAACTACTTTACTGAATAAACTACCAATTACATTTCCTATCATCGTTCATTATCTTTTATCATATCATCGATAGACTTATTCATTACCTTATCGGTGTATGATTTGTTATTAAAAAATACACTCTTTACTGAAGTAGGTATATCTTCTTCACCTAAGAGTATTCTATATATTCTACTTATTAAGTGCGAACACTTAAAGGAGGTTTTGAATACAGAGTATTTGATGGTTGTTCTGTTTCTGTGTCGCCATGCTTCGATCCAACCATTCCTCCTTAATTTTTCCCAACGGTTTTTATCCCAACTCATTGTGTAAGTACCGTCGATAAATTCTTGACGCGTAAATCTTCCTTTGCAGTCTAAATAAATTAGTAATTCAAGATCAGCGTCTGTTAACCCGTAAGTTTTACAGGCCCATTTTCTAACGAGCCTGTAATACTTAAGGATTTGTAAATCACGTAAATCGTGACTAGTTAGCCGCATGCTAAAATTAATCAGCAGCAGATACCGCAATTGCTATCGCAGAAACGTCACTTGAAAAAGAAGTTCCAGCTTCAGCATCAAAAAGAACAATAGCTCCATCGCTATGTGGCCCTTGGTTAATAGCTTGAGCTAAATCTTTCATAACTTTAACGTGCTTATTTTCAGTAATAGTTAGAGTAACAGTATCACTAGAACTAGCGTCACCGTCAGCATCTCCTTCAGCGGAGCTGCTAAAATGTAAAACTAAATCAGTACCACTAGTAGCATCATTAGTTACACCTCTAAGTCTACTAACGTCAGCCATGTACACGTCATGTGCTTCATCACCAATATTAGCGGTAGTTGCGTCTTCATTGAAAATTAAATACTTTGTCATATTATTATTTTTTTAAATGATTATTAATTAATTTATGATTTTGTGTTTATTGTTTATGGTTTATAGTTTGTGTTTAATCTACTTTAATAGATATTACACGTTTTTACTAAATAGTAATTATTCTACTATAACTATATCCCTAGCGCGTATAACTCGATACATTGTATCATTATAAGCTATATCGTGACCAGCAACGGCGTCATAGTATATTACATCACCTTTTTTAACAATAGGAACATCATTGCCTACAGATATAATTTTTGCTTTTTTATATCTGTTTGTTTCGTCTGTTTCATCAGTTAATATAAAGCCACCAACTTTCTTTGGTCCTTCTTTTACTATATCAACTATTACGTAATCGTTAACTGCTTGCATTTTGTACTCTTATATTTGAAATTACACAATCAGCTGACATAATAGTTAACGCAACACTTACAGCATTTTTAAGTGCAGACTTAGTTACAAGCACTGGATCAATAATACCTTCATTAATCATATTAACAAAACCACCTGTTATAACATTGCAGCCATAACCATCTTGCATATCTTTACCAACTTTCATACCAGCGTTATCTAATATAGTTTCGTATGGTGACGATAGCGCATTAAGTAACACTCTACCAGCATCATCAGCTACAATCTTTTGGCTAGCGTTTAATAATGCTACACCACCACCTGGTACAATACCTTCTTGTAATGCGGCTCTTGTAGCGTATATAGCATCTTCAACACGATCTTTCTTCTCTTTAAGTTCAACCTTAGAGTTTGCCCCTACTTTAATTATACCTACACTACCTGATAACATAGCTAGTCTTTCTTCTAACTTCTTTTTAAAAAAACCATTTTCTTCATTAGCTAGCTTATTACTAAGTTCATCTATTCTATTTTCAATGTCTTTAGTCATGTCTTCTAGCGTAAGCACTGTTTGTTTATCATCTGTTACAGCAAACTCAGCTTCACCTAAATGCTCAGGCTTCATTAAATCTAAATCATCACCTAACTCTTCGTTCATTAGTGTAGCACCTGTTAGTATAGCTAAATCTTCTGTAGCATCTTTTTTAGTAGGACCAAAGCCTGGTAAATCAATAATGTTTACTTTAATATTACCTTTTACTTTATTCATAAGCAGTGCGGCTTTAACTTGCTGTGCTACTGGTGCTACTATTAATAAAGCTCTATTATTTTTAATAACATACTCAAGTATACTTTGTATTTTACGTATATTAGGTATTTCAGATGAACATACAAATACTAAAGGATTATCTAACTCACATGTTTGTTTATCAGTGTTAGTAACAAAATGAGGTGACGTAAGGCCACACTCTACTTTAACACCGTCTACAATGTCAACGTATGTTTCATCTGACTCGCTTTCTTCCATTAGTACAACACCTTGCTTACCAACTTTATCATAAGCCTCAGCTATTATAGCACCTAGCTCTTTATCGTTATTGCAAGATATAGCACTAACAGACTTTAACATATCACCTTCAACGTCAGTAGCTATATCATTTAAATAACTAATAACTTCATTTAGTGTTTTATTTACTCCATCTTTTATTTCTCTGATTGTAAGACCATCTGCGACCGCAGCGTCTATTTGTTTGATTAATGCTTCAGCTAATACTGTAGCAGTTGTTGTGCCGTCACCAGCATCGCGCACTGTATTTCTGGCAGCTTCTTTAATTAAAGTTGCACCCATGTTTTCAACCGAGTCTAACAAGACTACGCTTTCTGCAACGGTTACACCATCTTTTGTTATGACCGGTTTGCCTCGTCCGTCTTCGTAGATAACACATTTACCTGACGCACCTAGTGTGGATTTAACGGCTTGGGCTAACTTATTAACACCTTTAATTACTCTTTCTTTGGCGTCACCTCCAAAGTCGAGGTTCTTAACCAAATCACTTGGTAAGTTGTATTCCATATTTAATTTAATTTAATTTAATTGCTTGTAGGTATTATTACCTCTGTTTTATATTATTTAGCTTTTCTTATATTTTTTAAAAGTCTTTTGTTGCTAGCAATTTCTCTTTTTAGTTCTTTTAATCTAGCTTTTCCTGCTTCATTTAAAGTTATTCCATCTTTTGTCATTTGATTAAACTTAGATAGTTCTCTTCCTAAATCAATTTCTTGATCTTTTAGCTTATCCATTAATCTAGAGTTATCACGCATTTTAGCATAGTTACCTCTTTCTTTGTTGTATTTCTCTACTTTTCTTTCATGTCTTCTATTTTCTCTATTAGACATTCTGTCAGTATCGTCGTCAACTGGTTTTTTCTTTTTATTCGTTATAATAGTAAACGGAGAAAAGCCTTTTTGTTTATACGCCATAATTATTTATCTCCAAATGGATCTTTTTTCTTACTACTGTAGAACTTATCCATTTCATTTTGCATTTTGTTTAATTTTCTTTTTTCAGCAGCTGTTATAGTACCTTGCTTTTCTTTTCTTTGTAACCTTGCAACAACTTGTGCAGGTGTTTCATTTTTTTTAGGTACTGGAACCGACTTTTTATGTCCAGCTTTCATAGCTGATTCTTCTTTAATTGTAAATGGGCTAAACCCTTTTTGCTTGTATGCCATTGTTTTTTATTTTAATTATTTAACCTTTTTTTCTGCTCTAATTGCTGACTTTTCCCAAGGCCACACTTTACTACCTTCAGGTGCAACAACTAGTTTACCATTTAATTTTCCACTTATATTACCATTACCATCTCTCTTAAATGTCTTACCTTCCCACGTAACAGTTTTATCAGTATATCCAGCTCTACCAGACTTCATGTCTTTTATGTGCTGTTTTTCGTGCGCAACAACTCTTCTAAATTTTTTAGTGCCAGGCTTAACACTTTTATCTACAAATATAGAACCATCGTTGTTAGCTTCACCTAATATACCTTTATCTAGCTTTTTACTAAATATAGGTGTATTATTAGAATTACGTATTTGTCTTCGTTCTTTACCTAATTTATAAGCCATATTATACTCTTCTACGTCTTCTTCTTCTACCATTACGCCTTCTTGTTCTATTAGCAGTCTCTGCTCTTCTTCTAGCTTGCTCTGCTAATTCAGGATAATCTCTTTCCATTCTCTGCTTTTCTGTTAATGGTACTTTTGATACTATTAATCTACCTGTTTTTGGATCTACACCAACAGAATCTCTAACTTGCTTTCTGTATTTATCTTGTCTTTCCGCTATTGATCTACCGTATTTATCATACGATGTCATGTCACCCATGTAGTTACTAACTTTTTGCTTATCTTCCATAGCAGAGAGTTTTTGATGTAATCTTTCTCTCATTTTAGCTTGATCTTCTGGAGTTTTTCTAGCAGCACCAGTCATATAGAAATGATAAGCATTTATTTTATTTAATCTTTTTCTTCCATCAGGTGTACTTAGATTATAACCTTGAGTAAGTCTTGGATCCATATAACCAAAGTTACCCATTTTACCTATATCATCAGCTATCATTTTTTGCTCTTCTTGTGATAAAGGTTTGTATGTAGTTGCAAAAGGTCTTTCTGCTACTATTGGAGCTGCACCTGGTGTGCCAATAGGTTTTTGAGGACTAGATAATCTCTTCTTATTCCACTCTTCCATCTCTTTTTTCTCTTGTCTTGCTATAGCTTTTCTTCTTATTTCTTGACCTCTTTGACTTATTGGATATCCTCTTCTGTCTTTTGGCTTTCTAAGAAAGTCTGTTAACTGTAGTAATCTATTTTCTGCAACAATTCTTCTAGCACTTTTACTAGATCCGTCTGCTTTTGTTGCATCTCCAAGTTTTCGCATAGGAGAAGAGGATTTTGGACAAAAACCCTTCATCTTAAATCCTCTTTTTCCTTTTTTATTCATCTATTTAAACGTTTTTACAACTTTTGGGCCTTTTGTATACTCTAATTTTTTCTCAAAGTGCTCAACACTTCCATTTATTGCCGCTTCGGCACCTTCGAGCGTCTCTCTTCGAGTAATATCGACCCATTTATCTTCATTATTAGGTTTATTTACTTCTGTTTGGTAAAACCCGTTTGGTAATTGTGTAATTCTCCAGTTCTTTTTATCAGCTAAGTGCTTCCACTCTGCTAATTGTTGCTCTGAAATTTTAGGTTCTGTAGTATAACTACTACTTTTATAGTATATGTATGTCATATCGGTTTGTTTTTATTGGTTATTAATTGTTTTTGGTTAATATGCACCACCTCTTGAAGGTCTATGCACACTAAGTCTTTCGGCTTTTTCATCTTCTTCAGCTTGTTCAGCCATTATTTTTTCGTAAAGTTCAGCTTTTTCTTTTTCTGTTAAAGAGTCGTAGTCCTCTACTTTTAAAGGACTACGTTTTGCTCTAAAACCTTTCATCTTAAATGCCATTATCCTCTGTCAAATAAGAAATATTCTAATGTTCCAGCACCATCTGCATCAACTGTTAAGTCCATTGTATAATCAAATGGAAAAAACGCAAACTCTCCGTCTTTTAACGTGAATAATCTTGCTGTATCACCAGAAGCTGTTAAGTCAGCTGCAGAACCACCGTCTGCTACTATACCTATAAATATATTTCTAGTTGATCCAGTAGTATTTTTCATATATACAAAGCTACCTACCGTACCTCCAGCACCATCGCCACCTGATATTGCGTCACCATCGAACAATGTTGCTTCTGTTGTACTTACTGTTACTGTCTCTGCTTGTACCTTATCTACAGTTAAAGTGTCTGTTGCAGATAATGACAAAGCTATACTCAATGGTCCTGCATCTGTAGTAGCAGTCGATGCATTAGATGTGAGTGAAAATGTTGGTTTTATTACTGCCATTTTTTTATTTTTAAAAGTTTAATAATTATACGACACTTTGCCGTTTTCCTATATTGAAGATAATTACATAGTACTAGTCATATTTACTTCCGTATTGTAAATATTGGAGTAGAGTGCTACACTACACTATACTACAGCTACCCCCTGCTACAAAGCCATATATTTTGCCCCACCCCCGCCTTTTTCTATATATATTATCCATATATTTTCGTATTTACTTTGTTTTTTATTATACAATGTAATTACGAAGTGTATTAGATAATATAAATGTAAACAAAATAAAAATAATAATAATAAAATAAAAATAATAATTATAAAAGTAAATACAATATAAATACGAGTTTAAATAGATAATATAAATGTAAGTAATTAATACCGTAAGTCGAGCATCACTTATTAAAGTAGTGAATCATGGGCGCAGAGTAAAGATTATGTGTGACAGTAGCCAGTTACTCTATATAACTTAACTACCTAATGTCACAGTGAAATACGAAAAATACGTTTAAACGTAATGAAGTGCGGCGCAATAGCACTCAACAATAAAATAATAACTAAACAAAGTATATACTTTTACAATGTAAATACGAAACAAAAAAGATAATATAAATAACTAACAACTTAAAATATATAATTATGCTAAATTCTAAAAGATTTGTAGTGAGAAAATCACTAATAGGTAAAGATGTAACTATCAATGTAATGTTCAAAAATGGTAAAACTGTAAAGTATAATCATGACAAAGTGTATGACATTATGAAAGACAAACTCGAAGCAATGAACTGCTGGTCAAAGTACAAGTCTTACACTGCAACGAATAATATTCCAACTATACTACGTGACAAAGAGTTAGTATAGTAAGTCAAACAAAAACCAGTGCCGAAGTGCTGATTAAGCACTGGTGACTTAAGTCGTAGTTGACTACGTTTAGCGACTATAAAAAATGCGAACGAGTATATATAGTAGTGAAGGCGGCTGTAGCCCTCTGTGAAATACCAGTTAACTCCGAGTGATGGCAAT